TTTATCGCATACATACGCCAGTTAAAGTCAGGGTGACTCGGTTGTACGTTGTTTCCAAATATCATCAACGCCACTGATTAGGTGGTCTACACTAAGTTAGTGTATATACCGCTGCACGAAGCACGGCAACAGACACTGTGGCTGAGCCACTGGCATCGAATACAAGCGTTTGTGACGCTAATCCGACTACTACTTTATAAACGAAACATCCATAGGTGGCCGCAGCGTTGATGCCACTAGACTCCAATACGGAGACCGAGGCAGTCGACGCTGCTGTGGTTGGCGCGATTATGGTTGCACCGTCCAAACGCAACACCACGATGTAAGATCCCACAGTTGGGAAAACAGCGGTGTTCGTATTGACCGTAAAGGCGGTTCCGGTAGCAGCTGTGGTCCCGAATAGATTCGTCTTGGACCCTGCTACTGCCACCGTTCCTTCGAGATATGGCGTGGCCGCACCGGCGATTTCAGGCTTGTACAGACTCACGTCGTAACTAACCCAAAGTTCTCCGATAACTGCGCCAGCCGTCCCTGGAAGACCAGTTGTGGCAATTTGGAATTTGCCTAGGTCGCTCATCCTTGCGTCCAATCCAGAGGTCGCACTCGACGCATCCCGCACATACAACAACTTCGACTGTGTTAGTTTCGGGTCGCATTCGACGGTGTGGATTTGACTTTGGGACGGCTTGGCTGATACGGCGTATTGGGAGTTCTCCATATGCAATTTGTCTGCAAAGGCGTTCTCTGTGACGTCGTAATTGGTGGCTAAAATCACCGCTCCAAGCGCACCTCCAGCAGTAATATCGCTAGAGAGTGTCTTAAATTCAAACACCATGCCATTAACCTTGTATTGCTGGTAATTGGCAGCTAGTGCGGCGAGCCACGGAAATGTGGCCGCGTTACCTGCGTTTATGGTGAATGCGGTATTAGCGAAAGCTGTCGGGGTAGCGGGAACAACTATATCTTGGATGTATTCACGGTGTCTCACGCGGGTTTCCTGTCCAATCATCCCGAAGGACGGGACCGATTCACCCGGCGCAATCGCCATACTCTCTTTATATATGCTGTTGCTCTGAACACTATAGTCCCCAAACCCAAGAATGCGTGACAACCCATTTCCGAGGAACCCGCCGGCTGTTCTGCCGGCCATGGCCCCAAGGACTGGTCGTCCTGCGCGTGCTCCGAGGGCCGCTCCGCCGAGCGCACCTGCCTTGCGTCCAAATGCTGCGAATGTCCCCTTCGGGACGAGTTGCTGCATGACTGGGACGACACGGTCTGTGTAGTAGTTACCCTGTCCATCGACATGGGCAATTGCTTGTTTCTGTTTGTTTTTGTTTTTCCTGTTGACCATTTACTTGTTTTATTCCGTACGTCCTGACTAAATGGGCGGGGGCGTCACTCCCCGGGATGTCTCCTTCTGCCCCTTCGCCGACTATCAATAGTCGGCGGCGCACAGCTTACCGAACACTGGGTGCTCGAGGTATGCCGGCAAACTGTCTACTCGCATCATCAGTTTTTCCACATCGTGTACTTCTTCTGGTGTGATCGAGTATCGCGTCCAGATCGCTTCAAGGGCGACCGCGCGGTCCACCGCTACATCGGAGAGGCGTGGTTTCCACGACTCCTGTAACGACTGGACGACAGCACTAGGTCTTCCTAGCCGTCGTAGGGCTCCGATAAAACTACCCAAGATCGGGTAGTCCGGTGTGACTGTGCCGTACGACTGTGAGAGTGCCCAAGCGACACGCCTAACTGCCTCTTCAGGCGTCTGGCGGATTTTGCGCTTGCCGTCTTTGACCATAGTGATCGTGACTGGGTTGTTTAAAACTTTCCCAAGCTTAAGAACACAAGACGGTAACGGCATCCACGCAATCCCTCCTGCACTGGACATGAACCAGCCTTTGAGAAAGGTGACATTGTGAACGCTGTTAGATGGGAAATACTTGACGTCGAAACCCAATTCACG